CGCAACGAACCCAAGATTTCTTGGTCGATTTCAACCGTAATTTCTTGAGCCAAAGCAGCCATAATTTCTGCTTCAACATCGAGACCATGCATAGCTTGAGCATCTTGTGCTGCTTCAAAAGTCCAACGAGCGCTTAACTTGCGGGATTTTGCTTCAACAACTTGTTTCAAGATTTGCACGTTGATCTTGCGACCAGGTACGCCTTCAAGAGCAGCGGTGCTATCAGCACGACCAGTAGCTGCACTACCTGAGTAAGCAACAGCAATCTTGAATGGGCTCAACATTTCATCGCCAGCTGTAGCACTAGTGCCATAGCCAGAACCATCAGCCATGTTGTCTGCATAACGCACACGCAAAGTATGAATTTGAGCAACTGGGCCTGTCATTGGCTGAACACCAACGATTTCATTAGCGATAACTGTCGGCATAACACGACGAATCACTGGGAGGATAACGCGGTTCAGAGTGGAAATGTTTGCAGCTTGCGTACCACCAGCTGTTGCATTTTCATTCAAACTTCTGCGGGTATTTTCCAAAATAACACCCATTGTTGAACGACGTGAACCTTGCAAACCTTCTAACAGGGCCTCCTTGGTTTCGCCCCAACGGCTTTCTAATAGATTTTGTGACATGATTTTTTTTCCTTTGTATTAATCTAGTTTTTACTTCAGCCCTGCTAACCGTTTGAGTTCAAAAACATTATCTGTTTCATCCTTCAAAACTGGTTTCACAGTTTTATCGCCCGTCATTGCTACACGACCTTCACTTAACACCTTAGCTTGAGGCTTTGATGCGCTGCTGTTGTTAGTAAGCACTGCTGGTAGATACTTGTCATATACAGAACGCAGTTTCTCGGTCTGTACATTCTCAAGAAGATCTGACATCACCGTAGCTTTGTCTTTGTTAAGCGGTTGCAACAGTTCGGCTAAAACTTGTTTACGCTTAACGCTTTCTTGAATAATCCTAATTTCACGGTTTTTAGATTCAACTAACTGTGTCTTTGCAGATGCTGCTTTTTTAGCTTCTTCGAGTTGTCGAGTTTTAGCTTTCACTAAAGATGTCAGCTTGGCAATTTCCTTGTTCTCATTTAAGTGAGTAACAGTGAATTCGCTAGCAAACGCTTCGAACAATCTACGTCCAAACATATTTTCGCGAGCAACTTGAATATCTTCTTTCAGTTGACCTAACTCTGACTTCAAACCTGTGGTAATTGATTCTTTTACTAGCTGTGCACTGCGAGCAACGAACGCTTTTTGCATTTCTGCCATTTTTTGTTTGGCACCGGCAATTAGGCGAACTTTTGTCTCGACAACTGCTTGCTTGTCTTTAGAAAACTCTGAAATTTCTTCAGACAACTGACGCATTACGAAACCTTCCAGTCTCTTAACGCTCTCAGTTTGTACTTTACGATCTTTCCGTAGTTCTTTAATTTCTTCAGCTAATTTCTCAACCATGAAATCATTGAACCGTTTACTTGACTCACGCACGTTCTGATTGAACTTAACGCGGTCTGCCGCAAGAGCTTTCTTTTCTTCCCTGAATTCAACGATTTCTTGTTGCAGGGATTCAGTTACCATTGTGTCTAAAGCTTCAACCATTACACTTTTATCGTGTTCATAGCGGCGAGCGAATTCCTCACGCAATTCACTACGGGCTAGCTCTTTGGCTTCAGCAAGCTGAGCCTCCCATGCTTCCGTAATGGCTTGACGTGTATCTTCGTTTATAATGCCGCCATCAATGAGTGGTTTGATCGCATTTAACATAACGTCTCCTTGTTAACTTCCCAAGTTCCATGGGATTCCTTCTTTTTTAGCAGTTGCATTGTGCTTTTGCTAAAACTGGTTAATGTTACTTTACTCATTTAAGTTTCATGTCCTTGATAAGTCTAATAACAGATTCTTTTAAATATTTCTGCGCTCTAGTGTCACCAGCTATCTCCATTACTTTATGACCATGACGCATGTTCATGAGTGACTCGTAAATAGCTTTTGGATAGGCTTGAGGTGCGCTAGGTTGTGCTACTACGTCAACAGTAATGATTTCAAAATCACTAACATGACCGTTTGCTTCGTTAACGTTACCGCTTCCTCTGCTTGACACCCCTAACTTAACTCCGTTTTCCAGCATAGTTTTAACTAGCTGGCCCATTGGAGTAGGCAATATTTTTAAAGTTCCAAACCCGTTTGGCCCGTCCATGTACATTTCTGTAATCATATGGCTTACACGGTCTAGGTTAATTTTAAGATCATCTGGATGGTCAACTTCTCCCAACACACTGTATCCACCCTTCACTTGTTCCATGATGGTTCCAACAGCTTTGCTGATTTCATTAACAGGGTAAACGCGTTGATTTGCGTTTTTTACCCCGCCTTGAATGAAGATACCTTTCATCTTGAGAGATTTTCCACCCTTGCCGTCGTCCTCGTTGAGAATCTCAACGCGGGCATTGTCAAAGGATAAATTTTCTCTTAGATAAGATGCCATGATCTATTACGCCTTGTAGCCTGACGATCCGCCTGGATTGAAGGATTTCTTAACAACTGGAACTGACTCTTTAGTTGTTTGACCTTCTTGTTCACGCTTTACTGTCCGCTTGTCTTTGTAGCCTTTAGTGTTAGCACCTGGACTGTTTTCGTACTTGTCTTGACCCATCTTTGTCTCGCCTTTTGTCAAGTAGTTACTTGGTTTCTTAGGGCTAGTATTACTGTCACGGTCAGAAGCTGCACCACCTTGTGCTATATTTTTTGTAGTTCCACCCATGTCGTTTTTACCACCGATTTGTGTGCTCTTAGAGTTGATTGGCGATTTTGTACCACCAGACCCAATAGCGTCACCTTCAACAGGCTTAACAGCAGTTACTTTTTCAACATACTCACGCATTAAGTCAGCTGGTGACTTGCGAGATTCTTTAACTTTTTTAGCTTTTTCTTCTTTCTCGGCAGTTTTACCGTCGTACTTGTCGCCTTTAACAGCAGTACCTGGGCGTTTATTGCCCTTCATGTCAGTCCATGGTTTATCAGTTTTCTTGGATTCGCCGTAGATGCTAGCTTCACCAAACTTTTGTCCATCTGACTCAGCTTCGTCACCTAGTTCTTCACCGCCCATGTCTTCTTCATCAGCGTCGAACTCGTCGTCGCCGCCCATGTCATCTTCACCAGCGGCATCATGGATACCAGGCATATTTTCTTCTTCAGCTTCTTCGCCAGCCATTAACGAGTCAAACTCTGCTTTAAGTTCGTCGATTGCGTCTTCTAGATCCATAACACGGTCTTCAACACTTGCTTCATCGCCCATGTCGTCGTCCATTGCGCCGTCATCGTCACCAAACTCGTCGCCGTCCATGTCATCGTCACCAAACTCGTCGCCGTCCATGTCGTCGTCCATTGCGCCGTCATCATCACCACCAAACTCGTCATCTTCATGCATACCTTGTTGGTCGCCGTCAATAACGTCATTTTGATCTTCAATCTCGTCGCCAAGGCGTTCTGCGCCGCGACCACGTTGGACAGGGAACTGGTCCTCGTCAACTAAACTCTCATAAATATCACGGCTTTTTGCGATTACAATATCGTGAAACAATGCTTTAGCTTTCGCCTCATCTTCATTTATAATGTACTCGATCAATTTTTCGAACTTTTGCATAGGTAACTCCTTAAGGTTATATAACTTGTAATATTATTTACTCAAAACTGATTAAATCAGTGTAATATGAGTGTTTTTCAGAGCGATCTTGAAGATAACTAAGTTAAGCTCACATTCCACCCTGCTCTTGTGCTGGTGGTTTGTAGATTGCGCTTAAAGTTTTTATCTTTTTCTCGTGCTCTATTTTTCTAATGTCGTTGATTTGCCGTAGTTTATTCAGCTGGCCAAGAGTAAGCCGTGTTTTCCGTAAATCAGAAATAGTTAAAATGGACTGATCGTCCTTCTCAGTAGAGTAGCCGGGCGGATTTGCCATAATGGTCGAGTCCTTACCCATTTCAAATAAATCTAATATATACATATCTTTATTTAACCAAAATATAGTTTTTTACTGGGCTGGCGCTGGAGCGCCGCCAGCACTGCCCATTGGTGATGTGGCTCCGGTGGCGCCACCACCCATATCTACTCCGCCCATATCTCCACCCTCTTCACCGCCCATGTCGTCAGGCATTGGCCCTAAGTTTTCTAAGTCAGAGGATATGCCGCCTGCTGAAACTCCAACAGCCCGTAAGTTTGGATCATCAGGTTTAGCATTTTCATCAGCATGCTCTTCAG